GCTAGTGGAATAATAGCAAAGTCCAAGTCAAGTAGTTTCATTCTGTAAGGATGTGCCTCCCATTTAGTCCAAGGATGATACTCTACAATGCCCTCTAACTGACCAAAGATTTCAGGAAAGTTACTGCCACTTATTACAAGCTTTACATTATGCTTTTTAGCTAGTTTCTTAATAGAAGGAATAATCGTCTTTAAGTCCATACTATGGGAACTCCCTCCACTCCAACCTATTCTAATCTCTCCCTTTTCTCTTTTTCTTTTAACTTCTATATCAGGATAGTATCTCATGTCTAAACAATTCGGTATGGTCGCTACCAGATCGCTGTATGCCCCCCACTTCTGAGTAAGTTCCGGTACAGGCGAAGTAGCTAAATTACACGCCGACAAGTTCCATATTAAATTCATGTGGTGGTCTAGGTTGTTATACCTATTAAATCCTTGTGTTATTCCTGTAACCCATAAAGGTACCTCTCCTCTCTCTTCCATTTTTAGTTTAGTCCCTACTGTAGCTTCTTTGTAAGCAGTCGTTTCTTTTACATCATCAACTGGCACCCATACATCCTCGGTACCAAAGTCCTTGTACGCTGGGTTGCTCGGTTTTGTTTCTAAGGTGTTGTCGTCGTGGTCAAACACTACAACCTTGTTAGGCCAAGTCTTTTTGATTAGTTTCGTATAGGGGGTGGTATTAAGCCTTGCTACTACTACATCAGCATACTCTACTGCTACCCTAGTCTCTTTTTCGTCTTCACTAGGGTCAAGTACAAGGCTCTCTGCTAGTTCAAGCCTGTTAAAGGCCTCGTCGAACATTCTAACCCTATGATAACCACAGCCCCCGTCGTCAGCTGGTAACCATAACACTCTAAGTAGTCTCTTTTCCATGAGTTTCCTCGATTTAAGTTATATACTTTTAGGGTCAACTGTTAAACAATACCTACCCTCTTCGTTTTTAACAAAGGCTTCTCTAAACTTGGCCTTGTTAGTTAACACATCGTCTCCGTACATCTTTTTAGCTATTGTAACCATTTCAGTAGGAATTACTGCAACCAATCGCATTTCCCTGTCGTTTGAAAAGCCGTCGCCACCCTTCCTCTGCTTGTAGTTAGCTTTAAATAAGGGAATGTTGTTGTCAACCATTTTCTTGTTCTGGTTGTCTAATTTCCTTACTATGTTTTGTATTGCTTCTTTGAAAATGAGTCGCTCCCTGTCGTTCTTAGGGGCGATTGATTCTAGTATTTCCTCTGTTTTTGCCATGATACTTCCTCTAAATTAAGACTGGCAAGGGGCCGAAGCCCCTCACCTTAGTAAGACTATTAGGATGCGAGTCCTGTGATTTGTCCATTGTACTTCTCTGCGTAAGAAGCTAATGTCAATTCACCGACTACTACAAATCCGTCACCGTCTGAAACCTTAGCTGTCTCTTCCTTTGCTACTGGTCGTAGTTGTGGAATCTTCCAAGTGCTTGAGTCTAACACAGCAATTACTGAGTTAGGCATTTGAATATCCGTTACTACTTGCATCATACCAAAGTTGGATTCATAAACTGCGATTGCAGATGTGAAAGTCTTTACACTGTCTACGAACTGCCTTGAACTCTCGAACAAGTCTCCCATTTTGTTTCTCTGTTTAGGAGCTACTAAAATGGTGTCAGGATCACCACCTGCTGCATAAATATCAGCAAGTAAGCTGTTTAACTCAGCCTCTTGGATGTCCCTTCCTGTTCCGGTTCCAGTAGAAACGTTGCTGGTTATCCAAGCGAGGATACCTTTCAAAGTTCTAGCTGTTCCTGTTGCACCACTACCGGCTGCACTACCATTGATAAGAGCTTTTTCGATGTCTCTACCAATCTCTTTAAGAGCTTTCTCTACCTGATAAGCATACTCATCTTTGTACCCTGCTGGGTCTACTGCTCTTTGAGTCTTGGTAACTTTTCCATCTTTTGCAAATATCTGTGTGTAGTTTTGACCTCTAGCAGGAGCTGTTAATGAACCAAAACTGTAGGAAAAACCTTCAATCTGTGCATTGTCAGCTGCGTCTGCATAGGAGTCAATTGGCCATTCATGAAGAACACCCTTTGCTTTAACCTTGGGGAGATTGGAGAACATAGGGTTCTTCATCTGTCCCATTGTGACTAAAACGTCAGTTAGGTCTTCATGGTTCGTGGTCTTGTCGTATGTTGTAAAGTTTGCCATTTGAACCAAATTGTAAAATTAAAGCCTCGATTATTCGCTGGGACCGGCGTACTTTTTCAAGAACTCCGATATCTTCCCAGTTTTGGCAGCGGCTTCCAAATCAGCTTTCCTCTGGTCCGTTTCTGAATGAATCGGTTTACCAGGCGATTCGCTGTAAGTGCTTGACTTCTGGGCTTTAGCTTTGCTGTCTGCTATCTGGTCAAGATTCATGAGCTTAAATGCCACTTCAGGGTCAGTTATCTGATTCCCTCTTGCCATTTGCTCGTCCATAAACTTGGCGACTTCCTCAGCCTCAAATTTAGGACCTCCGTCTTTACCTGTGTACTTCTTGGCTAAAGAGTCCATTTGACTAACGAACCTCTCTTGCCATTTGTACGCATTCAGCTTTTGCTCTACTAGTTGCTCGACCTTAGTCTCGTCAACGTAACCCATAGCCTCAAGCTCTTTTCTGGCTGCGTCCAGTTGCCTTTGTCTTGCTTGTTGCTCAGGAGAATTTACCTGAGGATTAACAGCCTGACTTAGCCTGTCCGCTATTTCTGCCTTTGCCTTGAGTTCGGCCATTTGCTCTTTCATTTGATTGAGCTCCTGAACCTTCTCTTGAAACCTGTCATAAGGAATCTTCTTTTCCTCTAAAGAATCCGTGACATTTTCATCACCTTCCGATACTTGAGTGTTTGACTGCTCTTCAGCAGAAATGGAAGTATCTTCCTGTGTGTTTTTTTCATACTCTGATGAGGAGTCAGTAGTTTGCTCTACTGTGTTTACATCATTTACCTCATTATCCATTAAAATAACCTACATTTTAACGTCTTCAGTGACGAATTAGGTGGATAAAATTATATAAAGAACTAGGCTTGTGACCTATACACTATTATAGCATAGGCACTTATGAGCCTTGTGCAGGGGGTTCGAGGAAGACCCCCTACGCAAAAATCACAAGTTTTCTTATAATCCCGTTGTCAATTCACTCTCTGGTGGTATCTGTTGCTCCATTTCAGGGGCTACTCCCTCTACTGGTAGTGGTCCTTGCGGGGCCATCATCTGCTCCTGAGCCATAGCCATTTCCATCATTTCCATTTTCTCCTCTATAAGTCTGGCCTTTTCTTCTTCTGGGTCTATGTCAAAGTTCTGCAGTAGTGTCTGTCTACTTATATCACCCCCACCTCTTAACATGGTTAGAATCTCTCTCTTGCCCTCCTTAGTGTGTGAAATACCTCCTGTTATCTTGACCTTAACCTCTGGGTTTCTAGGTATCTCTACTACCCCTTCTGGCACTTCTTCTACTTGCCCACTAATAACTGAGTAAACATCTCCTGCTTCTGTTCTGAATGGCTTGGTAATTAACTGGTAGTCATAACCTAGGTTCAAGATGTCCTCTCCAAGTCTGCTTAGGGCGTCTGCTAGGTTGTCTATTAAGTCTACAATGTTTGTGTAAGCATTGGCCACCAGAGTATCAAAGGCTACCCCCGCTGTAACCCCCGCCGGTGCCTTACCCATGAATGCCTCGTGAGCTGCACCTATGTTCTGCATATAATCCTTGAGGTTGTCTATCTGCTTGAATGGAGTATCACTCATTGGCTTCATGTCCATTTGCTGTATTGTATGCCCTGGCTTGTGTCTTAATATTTGTCCGTTCTTGTTGTTAATTATCTTAATACCCGAATTGCTGTCGGTTATATACTTACCCTTACTAAAGAGTATGTTGTATTCAAGTATAGCCCTCTCTAAGTAATTCAATGCCTTGTTTAAAGGCACTATGTTCTTAACCCAACCCTCTCCATAAATCTCGTTTAGGTTAATGTCTGGGAAGTATAGCTCAAAGGGAAGTTTCTTAAAGTCTGTCAATTCGTTTCTTAGTATCTTACCCTCACAAGTGGTTATTACCCTTATACCCTCTTTGGTAACACACCATGTTTCGTGAAGTAACATATTATCTCCTGTGGCTGTAGTGTCATTAGTGTTAGTGTTGATAAGCTCCTTATACATACTCTCGGAAGTCTTGGAGGTGGTCGATAATTCCTTGACTGCCTCCTGGTCGTAGTTAGGATTCTGCTCTACTATCTCTTTAGGTCTTGATATTACCTTAACCACATACCTTGCATTCCTTATATCCGTAGCGTAAGGGTCAATATACGTGTCAAATGGGTCTAGGACTTGCACCCATGGCAATCCTTCCCCATTGTCTGCTTCTGCGTCGTAACCATACTGGAATATTCCTTGCCCATAAAGCAAACCAAATAAAACAGCCTTCTTTGTCAATTGCTTCATTCTTAACTTGTCATAAACAAAGGCTAAATACTGTCCCAATACTTGTGAAGCTTCTGGCTCAACAGTAGCGTAAGGCAAGGCGTCAACATCCCATGTAGGCTGAGTCCTTGTTACAGCACCCCTAATAGCCCTACAAATTGAATACACCTGGTTAATCTGAAAGTCCAATGGGTCTTTACTACCCCAACTGAGTTTGCCCGTGTCCTTGTTGTACTTAACATTGTGCCACCCTCTGTAATAAGCGTCATTGATAAACCACTGCCTTTCAATGTTAGAGCTTCTGAAGTTTTTACTCTCCTCAAACTTGGCTTCTGTGTATTCTAACCAGTATGTTTCGTCGTATTGCTCCTCACTCTCCCTTTCTGGCTTTCCCATTAAGCCCTTAACAGCGTCTTTAATTGCCATAGCTCTTTATGTAAACTTATTCCCTCGATTCTTCTGTTAAAACTGGTATGTCTGTAATGTCTATCTCTACCTCTGGCTCCTCTGGTTCTTCATCCTCATCGTCCTGGACTGATACATACTCTACTAAATCCTTACTCTTAATTAACTGGTGTAAACTCTCTCTTTCCTGTTTAGAAGTAATAACAATAACAATCCCCATGGCTATTAAGCCCAACACCGCTATTCCTGCTATGATTGCTAACATTAGTTCCATATATATAATTATATCACACTAATAAATACCCCCTCCGTCCTCCATTAAGTCCCCACCCTCGTCTAAAAAGTCAATAATATCGTCTTGCTCAGGGTCTTGGTATGTAATGTCTTCTGTATCACTAATAACCCTTCCGTAATCGTCTAGTCTTGGGTGTTCAAAGTAGTCTGGTCTGCTCATACAGAGATACCTAAAGGAGTCTACTAAATCGTCTCCCAACTTGAAAGGCTTGGCCCTGTCCACATCGCTTCCTTCCTTCCATTTTCTCCAATGGTATCCCCTTATCTCGTCGATTAGCATTGGACACTTTCTAGAAATGAACACAGTCTTTTCTCTTAATAGTCTAGTTACTCGGTTAATACCTGCCATAACATCGTTATTACCTGGTATAAACGCCCACCCCTCTTCTATTAACTGATCGTAAATGCTCATTGCGGAAGTCTGCTGTGTTCCCTTACTCGCAGGGTCGATAATAAATGCACTAATCTGGTGCTTCTCTAACCCATTCCTAACTAGCAGGGACTGTAAGTGATTGCTAATACCCTTGACGTCCAGGTGTTGTTCTCTAACCTCGTCCATTATGTATAAGTTATGATTAACGTCCTCTTTGGCTAATAGTATTGCAGTAGGATGATTCCAGCCCACGTCTAAAGACACAAAAAATATATCGGTAGGCTTATTCTCAGGGGGTTCTTTGACGTGCATTTCTTCTTCAAAATCTGGGTATATAAGTCCTTCAAACTTCTCAAAAGAGGCCAAATACTCCTGTCTAAACATAGCTTCGCTCAGGTCTTGCTTAGCTTTCTCAATAAGTAACTTGTCAATGTAGGGATTCTCTTCGGTTGCGTACCTCCAGGTCTGATAATCTTTTTCCCCATTGATAGCAGGTTTGTAAAATCCCTCGTACACCCAGTCATAGCCCTGTGGGGTTGTTGTAATCCAGGCATAACCTCCTCTGTCTGTAAGTGCAGGGTATACTACCTCC